AACCACCACCAACGGGCCGCGATCGACGACGAATGGGAACTGCGTCGGCTCAAGGCGTTGATGCCTGGGCTGTCCAGAGAGGAACTCCGGCCCATGCTCAAAGGGCGGTTCTACGGCCACGTCATGCCCACCCGTGTGCAGGCCAAGATGGTGGCATGGGACATGATGAAAAACTACTCCCGAGGGACGGGGGCCACCTACAACGAACAAGAATTACTTGTGCGTTACCCCAACGGGTCCAAGATTCAACTGTTTGGATCAGATAACCCAGATGCGATGCGGGGTTCTGGATTCTCAGGGTTGTCGTTCGACGAGTATTCCCAACAGCCGGTGAACATCTTCACCGAAGTGCTCTCCAAGTCACTGGCGGACCATCTGGGCTACGCCATTTTTGCAGGCACCATCAAGGGCAAGGACCATCTCTTTAAGACCTACGAGAACGCCAAGGGGTCTAACACCTGGTTTGCGAAGTGGCAAGACATCGACGAATCCCTCGCGAACGAGGTGGGCCTCACGATCGCCAGCCTCCGGCAAGCCATGGAAGATGACCGAAAGATGGTGGTTGAAGGCCATATCTCGCAGGATGAGTTCGACCAGGAATGGTTCCTGTCCACGGATGCGGCCATCAAAGGGGCTATTTACATCAAAGAACTCGCCACACTCCGGGATGACGGGCATATCACCCGTGTGCCCTACGATGCCAACCTGCCGGTCGATACCGATTGGGACATCGGCGTAGGCGACAAAACCTCTATCTGGTTCACCCAAAGCCTCCGGAGCGGCGAAGTGCGGGTGATCGACTACTTAGAAGCATCCGGGGAAGGCTTGCCGTTCTACGCCAAGGCCCTCAAGGACAAAGGCTATGTCTACGGGGAGCACTGGGCACCGCACGATATTGCCGTTCGAGAATTCACCACCGGGAAAAGCCGGAAGGATATCGCGGCCAGCCTGGGGATCAAGTTCAACATTTGCCCCAAACTGCCGTTGGAAGACGGGATCAATGCCGTCCGTCTGTTTTTGCCCAAATGCTGGTTCGATGAGCAAAAAACACGCGCAGGACTCGACGCGCTCAGGCACTATCGACGGGACTACAATTCGTCGATGAAAGAGTTCAAGGCCACGCCTGTGCATGATCACAACTCTCACGCGGCAGACGGATTCAGGTATCTCGCCGTGCGACACAAAGATCCCAAGGCCGCAAAAACCAAACGCGCCGATCGCTTCCCAGGGTCGTCGGCCAATAGACGCCAATGGATGGGGAGTTAGATGCGCCAAGACGACCGCGATTTTTCCAAACGCGCCTACACTGGTCCCGGCGTCATCGTGGGTGACGCACGAGCCGACCTCCTGTCCACAGGGACGTGTGATGCGGCGTGGTTCTTGTGTTACGGACGGCCATCGTCCAATGTGTGTGTCGTTACGCAGCAACGCCCGTTTTAGGCACGAATAGAGGTCCGATATGGAAATGGAAGATCCCACAGGAATGATGCTCATGGCATCAGGCGACAAACCCACCGAGCAAGACGTGGTGGCGAGTATTCACATTGAGAAGGCCGACGACGGCGGGGTCGTGGTGCGNGTGTCCAAGCGACCCGCAGGCCCCTCTGGTGGCGAACTCCCCTTCGCTGGAGGCGACGACGTGAACGCCTTTGGGTCGTGGTCGGAAGCCGCTGAGTTTGTGTCTGGCCTCATGAGCGCCGACGCGAGTCCGGTCGAGGGCGTGATGGAAGACGAACCCCTGTTGGAGGAGTCCGTCGCACCTGAGCCGATTGAAGAACTGGCCGCATCCATTCCTCCTCCCATCAAGGGTGGAGTTGAGTTTGCTGGACAACGGTCGTATCGTTCGTAACCAAGGAGTCTGATTATGGCAACATGCAAGATTGGCACGTACGGCAAAAGCACCAGCATGAAAACGGTATCCAAGATCGCGGGCGGCAACGTCAACGGATCGAAGAAGAAGTAGTGGCTGAACAGTCACTGGTAGACGAATCGGAATCGCTCTCTCGCCAGCAGTGGGCGGTCGTGGTCGCCAACGTCCTGCGTAAGTCATGGGATGACGACCTNGTTCGAGACGTGGTGGCTGGGGGGCAAGCGAAGTTCCTGCGCGTGGCCAAGAAGTTCCTGGCTGGCAAGGGATTGCAGCGCAGCGATTACATCGCGATTTACACGATGCTCTCCATGTCGTCTGAGCAGCAGCCTAAGTGACCAAACCTGTTTCAATCACGCAGACAGGGTACGGCGCGAAAGCGATGGCCATTTTTGCGATGGCCGCATCGTCTGACCATGATCTTCATTGGACCGACATGTGCCACCAGTTCTCGCAAAAGTCCGTCATCCGCAAGTGCGAAGAACTCGCGCAGCGNGGCTACATCGTGAAAGGCCCACAACAGTCGTGGGCACAGTCATTCTTGACCGATAAAGGGCGTCAAGTATTGGAGACCATCACCATGAGTGGCAGTTAGGTTCAACGAGCGCACCGCCCACGGTGACGTGTCATTGGTCTCGATGTCGCAGGCGGACACCGCCGACGCGCAGCAGCGCCGTGACAGCGTGACTGACATTCTGACGCTGGCGAAAGCTAGATTCAAAATGGTGGTCGAAGCCGAGAGCACACTCCGCACCGAGCAGGACGAGGACCTTCGGTTTGTGTCATCGGACCAGTGGCCCAGTGATATTGAAACGTCCCGATCGGAAGAAGGCCGTCCGTGCCTCACGATCAACCGACTTCCGCAATTTATTCGCCAAGTCACCAATCAGCAGCGGGCGTCCCGCCCCGCGATTCAGGTGAACCCCAAAAGCGGGGGCGCGAACCTCAAAACCGCTGAAATTCTACAAGGCGTCGTTCGTGACATCGAACTCGAAAGCGATGCCGAAGTGGCGTACATCACTGGCGCTGAAGCCCAGGCCAAAATTGGGCGTGGCTTTTGGCGCGTAGTGACGCAGTATTCCGACGACCCGACGAGTTTTCAGCAGGTCCTACGCATCAAGCGCATCCGGAATCCGTTCACGGTCTATATGGACCCCACCACACAAGCGGTGGACGCGAGCGATGCGAAGTTCTGCTTCATCGTGGAAGATATGACCAAGGAGGCGTTTGCCGCACGATTTGGCGAACGCGAAGACTTCGGGTCGCTCTCTGACTTCACCAGTATTGGCGACCAGGCCCCGGTCTGGTTGCCCAATGGCAACATCCGAGTAGCTGAATATTGGTACGTCGTCGAAGACGTTGAGCAACTGCTGGACATTGAGATTGCCGCTAACCCATTGATTCCAGGGATGCAAGAACCCAAGCGAATCAAGGTGGTGAAGTCGTCGGTTGACCTCTCCCTGATGCCCGAGCACAAGATTATCCGCACCCGTGAACGCAAGATCCAAAAAGTGAAGATGGCCGTCATCAACGCGGTCGGTATCTTGGAAGGGAACGAGACGCGCACGGACGGACTTGATTGGCCCGGTCGGTGGATTCCCATTATCCCGGTAATCGGTGAAGAAATCGACATGAACGGGCGGATTGACTATCGCGGCATGGTCAGGGACGCTCGGGAACCGCAGCGGGCATACAACTTCTGGATCTCGGCTGCCACAGAAGCGGTGGCCTTGGCCCCTAAAGCCCCATGGGTGATGGCGTTCGGGCAAGACGAAGGCTTTGAAACCATGTGGGATCAATCCAACGTCAAGAACTTCTCCCGCCTGATCTACCGTCCCGTGGACGCCAACGGTCAACTGGCTCCCCCTCCGGCTCGCCAGAACGTCGAACCAGCNATNCAGGCNATTGCGTCCCTGATCTCNCAGGCCGACAACGACTTGAAAGCCACGATGGGCTTTTATGACGCGAGTCTCGGGAGTGCCGGTCCAGAACAGTCAGGCAAAGCCATTCTTGCTCGCCAGAAGCAGGGCGAAATCGGCAACTCCAATTACCTCGACAACCTCGGACGCGCCATTAAGCATACCGGACGAATTCTTGTGGACCTGATCCCCAAGACGATGGAAGAAAGCCAAATCGTCCGGATTATCGACCCCAACGACAAGCCGAAACTGGTATTCCACACCCCCGGTGCTGCACTCGAAGAAGGGCAGGACCTCCCGGAAGGCGTGGACGAGCAGGATATCTACGACCTGACGCAAGGGCAATATGACGTGTCCATTTCCACGGGTCCGTCGTGGCAGTCCAAACGACAAGAAGCCGTGGCCCAAATGGGCGAACTGATTCAGTCGAACCCGGCCTTGGCGCAAGTCATTGGCGATCTGTGGGTTGGCAATATGGATTCGCCGTGGGCGCAAGAAGCCGCCAAACGGCTCAAGAAAACCGTGCCGCCTAACCTGTTAGATGAAGGCGACGGGGGTGAACCCCAAGTGCCGCCTGAAGTCCAGCAGCAGATGGAGCAAATGGGCCAGCAGATGGAGCAGATGGCGGCGGCCTTGGAAGACGCTCAGAAGTCTCTGGCGGCCAAGAAAGACCAAATGGCAGCCCAGACCGCGATTGGAGCCACCAAGGCACAGGCCGATGTCCAACGCGCAGAAATCGAAGCGACCTCGCGCCAAGAAGTCGAACGGATGCGCGGCATCTCCGAAATGCAGCAGGCGCAAGCCAAGATCGACAACGAGCGCCTGATGGCGCAACTGAAAGCCGAGACCGCGAAAGCCGTGGTCGAAATGAAAGCCGAAAACGCCATGATGATCAAACGCATGGAGCACGCCTTCGGTGTACGCAACGACGCCGACGACGCGATGCGGGCGGCCATTGACGCCGAACCCGATCCCCTTCCCCCAGGACCTGTAGGAGTTTAAGTGTCAGACATCACGATTGCCTCAACGACCGATTCGATGGAAGACATCCGCGCTGCCGTCGAAGGCACCCCGCCTCCGACTGCCCCTGTGGTCACAGAGCAGGAGGCCCCTCCGGACGCACAGGTTGTGGACACGGACGCCCCAGCGGACGCCCCGGCTGATACGCCAGCGGACGAACCGGCTGAGACAGACAGCGANGCCGATGCGGTCAAGCCTGAGAAGCCTGCGGTGGTACGCGAGCGTAAGCGGGACCTGCAAACCAGGATTGACGAGCTAACCAGGGACAAGTATTCCTCCCAGCGTGCGGCCAACGAAGCACGCTCCTACGCCGAACGCCTCCAAAGCGAACTGGATGCGATGCGGAGCGGGGCCAAGCGCGAGGAGCCGGTCGCTCCCGCTGCACCGACGACCACCGACGCCGAACCCAAGTCCGAAGACTTCCCAACCTTTGAAGAATTCACGAGGGCCACGGCCAAATGGGCCGCCAAGGCCGAGCGTCAGGCGNTGGAACAGGACACCCGGAAGTTAGACGAGGAGCGTCGTCGCGCCTATCAACAGTCGCAAGATCGTGCATACCAGACCTCGGTCGAGACCAGCCACTTTCAGCGTCTTGATGCGGCCCGCTTGGACATTCCGGACTTTGACGCGGTGGTGGACGCCGCCATCGACCTGCCCGTGCCGCCGCCCATGAAGTCGGTCATCATGAACGAGGAGCAAGGGCCACGGCTCATGTATTACCTCTGTCAGCATCCCGAGGAGTGTGAGCGGATTGCTCGTCTCGCGCCTACCCCGCAACTGGTGGCCTTGGGACGCCTGATCACCAAGATCGAGAATGAAGTCGCCACGGCCGCAGCGCCAGTTGAAGACACACCGAAGCCTGTCGCCAAAAAGGCCGCGCCAGTCTCAAAATTGCCGCCGCCGCCCAAAACGGTCGGGGGCGGAACTGCCGCGTCCACTGTGCCACTTGACGAGTTGTCGTACGCGGAGTATCGTGATCTTCGTAATCAGCAGGAACTGGCTAAACGCCGGTAACGGTTGATTGCACCTACGCGGAGAGGGATGGTGTCGTGCAGCCCATCCCGCCTCTGCCGCTCCTTTGGGAGTGCCTCTTGACGCTGCACCCGTTGTTCCACGTGGAACGATAGACCACGTTAACCACTATCGCCTGAGCCGATTCACCCGATCGCACCGGCAGCGTTCACTGACCGCACTTGTGCGTGTTCGTGCGTGAATAGGTCTACATCTTCGGCCTTCCCAGGCTGCTCATGGACGTGTCCGGCGAGTCGTCCTTAACCGTCGCCGTGTTGACTGCCTCACCCCACGCGGATTCAGTCGCCGCACACACCATTTTCTTGAGCAGGTATTTAACATGGCTAACACTCTTTTGACGATCGCAATGATCACCCGTGAGGCGCTCCGCGTCCTCGAAAACCAGTTGACGTTCACCCGTCAGGTCTCCCGTCAGTTCGACGACAAGTTCGCCGTCGAAGGCGCGAAAATCGGCACCGTGCTGAACGTGCGCAAACCGCCCCGCTACATCGGCCGTACCGGACAGGCGATTTCGATCGAATCCGCAGTCGAAACGCAGGTCGCCGTCTCACTCGACACCCAGTTCGGCGTGGACATTTCGTTCTCGTCTCAGGACCTCGCGATGTCGATTGACGATTTCAGCGATCGGTTCATCGTTCCCGCCATCGCGGTCGTCGCCAACAAGATCGACAGCGACGGACTGAAGCTCTACAAGCAGGTCGCCAACGCGGTCGGCGCACCCGGCACCACGCCCTCGGCATGGCTGACCTACCTCGACGCAGGCGTCAAGCTCGACAACGCCTCGGCTCCGCAGGACGGTAAGCGAACGATGGTGCTGACCCCGCGTATGCAGGCCACCTTGGTGGATGCCCTCAAAGGACTGTTCCAGTCCGCGAGCGACATCGCCAGCCAGTACCGCAAAGGCAAGATGGGCGAGTCTGGTGGGTTCATGTTCTTCATGGACCAGAACGTCGGCACGCACACGGTCGGTGCCCTCGGAGGCACGCCGCTGGCCAATGCCGCAACGGCACAGACCGGCGGGTCGATCATCACGAACGGTTGGTCGAACTCGATCTCCGGTCTCCTCAAGAGAGGCGACGTTGTGCAGTTTGCCGGGGTCTTTGAAGTCAACGTTCAGTCGCGTGAAAACGTCGGCATTCTCAAGGACTTCGTGGTCACCGCC